GCAAATCTAGAAGAAGGGCCATCCCGTGCAGGAGAACCACAAATATCTCCTGCCCGTGAGTCTGCACGTTTTCTAGAGAAATGCATTCAGGATCAGCTTTTAGATACAAACGCTGTAACTGTAATGCGACACGCTTTGTTTGAATGTGCTTTGCTTGGCACAGGTATTATCAAAGGACCGTTTAATTACAACAAAACTGTACACAACTGGTCTTTAGATGAGAATACAAATGAAAAGACGTATTCTCCATATGATAAGTCCGTGCCTCGTATCGAGTCTGTAAGTTGTTGGGATTTCTACCCTGATCCTTCTGCAACTTCTACACACGATTGTGAATACGTAATTCAACGTCATCGTTTTAATCGTGAACAACTTTACGATCTACTCAATCGACCTTTCTTTGACAAAAAAGCTAT